ATCTAGTTGCGTTTAAAACTAGTTTGATATGTAAGTCACCTCTTATAGCGAGATGACCTGCAATCTTGTTGTACCACATGGAGTTGGTAATCAAAACACTCCATGGAGTGATATTTTGTAAAATCCCTGTATCAGAAGGCTGGAATGTACCACTAGAAATGGCTACTGGCTTTCTGAGAAACTCACAAATATCTTGTTGTTTGTAGGACATGGTGTTCGCAGAGAACATGGATCCAATATCCAGAGGGGCTTGTACAACTCCAGTAGACACGTTGGCTTCATCAGAAACGAAGTTAGTGGTACTTCCGGGTTGTTGTGCAGAATCCTGAGCGGACTGAGTATTGTCTGCGACAATAGGAGAAATGTGCGTAATGTCGCCACTGTTTTTAGAAACTCGATTTAAGTCACCATACGCCTATGAGTCAATGAAGCGCGGCCTAAGTTCGTTTTACTCTGTCAGTTATATATACGAGTAGGACTGAGTAGTAACCCTAAATAGGGATCTCGTGTTATCTCTTCTTTCCTTTACCAAATTCTATTACAAACGAACATGTAGAATAAGGATGAGTATATTTGGGAAGAGACCAGGCAGATGTTTAAAGACGTCCCCGTCTGTGGTTTTGGTAGTATTTATAACGCCCTACCGGCGTGATTAATAACAGCCATTTAAAAATAGCTGTCCTTCTTGCAGACTGTAAGTAAATTTAATCTGTAAGAAGTAGTATCAGGGAGTTTTGTATGAGACTCTTCACAAGCTCTAATGATTTTGTTAGTGTTGTCTGCAAAGACTGAATAATTGTGTAAAGAGAGCTCCCTGAAAGCAATCTCGACGTTAGTTTCCGTAATGGTAGTAGGTTCTTGTTTTTTGGTCCAAACAAGCATTTCTATGATGGAATCCAACTGAAGTGGTGCAACCCACCTATTAACGATGGGAGAAAATCTAAATGAGCGTTTCAAAAATGAAATCTCTTCTAGATGTTTCATGGTATCGATTTGAGATAATTTGTCCGCGGAAGTATAAACCATTCCTAATTCGG